GCTGATACTGCGAGTGCAGCCGAAGAGTTTAATGATTCATTGACAACCATTCAACTTTCGATGAATAGCATTTTTATGAAAACTGCCAAACAGTTATCACCAACATTAACCGTACTTTCAAATGATTTTTTAGGACTTGCAGACGATAGCGATGACCTTGGTGATTCACTATCTAACAAACTAGCAGTAGCAATGAAGGGTGTCATAAAATGGGGATATGGCATCACGTCTGTTTTTGATATTTCAGGAGATGCGCTATCTAACTTTGGAAAATCAATAGGCGCATTGCTTGCATTTGACGAAACAGGAACGCAGCAGTATTTTGAAAAAATAGGCACTGACTTTGGAAAAGGTATAGATAAATGGGGAAAACTTATTGACGACCTTGACAAGGCAGAAGAAAACTATGCACAAAACAAAGAAAAAAGACAAAAGAAAAGTGGGAATAAGTTTGATTTTGGATTAACAGACTCAGACGCAGAAAGAGAAAAAGCAAAAAAACAAGCAACAGAATATGCAAAAGCCTATAAAGACATCAGCGACTCACTAGCTAAAACATCAATGGACGACTACGATTATGGCGTTTATCTCATTAATCAAAAAGTGGAAGAGTATAGAAAATCAGGCGTTAAAGAATTAGAAATAGCCCAATACGTCACAAATGCAAAAATGGAGCTAGGAATCAAACAGCTCCAAACAGAAACCAAAGAATACGAAAAAGCACAACAAGAGAAAAAACAAGCTATCGAACACGAACTCAAAATGCTTGAAGAGCAATACCGAATACAATCAAGACAAGTAAGCTTATTGGACGATGAAGTTGATAGAACCATAGCATTGGCAAAAATAGAACACGACAGAAGTGTTCAGTCGCTAAGACTTCAAATGGAAAAAGAGCCAGAACTTAAAGCATTGTATGAAATGGAACTCGACTACGAAGATCAGCTATTGTCTAAAACACTTGAAAACTATACCATGCATGGGCAAGTAATTAGAAGTTTAACAGACGATTTAGAGAGTGGTTTTGAAGGCTTCTTTGATTACGCAAGTGATGGTTTTTTAGATTTTGGAAATCTTGCTAAAAATATATTGCATGAAGTGTATATGGAGATACTTAGAGTTGCTATTATAAAGCCTTTGGTTGGAGGATTAACTAATATGGCAATGGGCGCATTTACCGCTAATGCACAAGGCGGTGTGTACGACTCCCCATCTCTTAGCTCATACTCCAATCAAGTCGTGTCATCTCCAACACTCTTTGCTTTTGCAAGCGGTGGTGTTCCAAATATGGGCGTTTTTGGTGAGGCAGGAAGCGAAGCGATTATGCCATTAACACGAACCACTGGCGGTGATTTGGGCGTCAAAGCGGTGGGTGGTGTACAAAATATGAAGATAGAAATCATCAACCAAACCTCGCAAGGCGTAGAAGCGTCAAGTGCTACACAACGCATGGACACAGACGGCATGGTTTTGTCTATCGTGATTGATGGAATCAATAAAAACAAATACGGACTTCGTGACATGATAGGAGGCAGATAATGTACCCATCAACCCCATCACCACGATTTCAAAGTGTACGCGGTAAGTCACTTCCTGCATTGCGCACAGAGAGCGAAGCAAACTACGGAAATACACGCAAACGCTCGACACGAAGTAGGGCGTATTTTCAACTCAAATACGATGCGATCACGCACGAAGAGTTTAGCACACTAGAAGCGTTTTTCTTAGCGAATCAAGGATCTAAGTTTTCATTCGTTTATCCATTAGAGCCACTCACTACCTATACAGTGATGTTCAATATGGACAAAATAGAAGCGACAGACATCAACCCAAACCGATGCACCACTTCGGTTGAATTGATACAAGTATGACCTTAGCAACCATCCAAGACCTTAACGCTTTAGGCTCAAGCAGTGTTTTACTTGTGGCTTTAGAGATAAACATACCATCAACACCAACCATTTACGTTGTGAACAATGGCGAAAATATCACCTTTTTAGGCAACGAGTACATCGCATTTCCTTTTGATATCGGAGAGATTACAGCCCAAAAAGGCGAAACACCCTCGTTTGAAATCAAGATTGATAACACAACGCGAGTGATAGAGCGCTATTTAGTGGACTATGACATTTACCTAAAAACCAATGGTATTGATGGTAACGGAGTCACAGCCGTGTGCCATGTTTTAAATACGCACGATTTGAGTCAGTCCGTTTTGACCGAGTATTTTGAATTGACAGATTTTAACGCAGACAATCGATGGGCTACTTTTCACCTTGGTACATCTTCACTTTTTAACAAGACCTATCCACTGAGAAAGATGTACGCGAACTTTTGCTCATTCAAATTTAAAGACGCACGATGTGGCTATGTTGGCGGTGCGCTTACATGTAACAAAACGCTTCTTGATTGTAGAGCGCGAGGCAACAGTATGCGCTTTGGTGGTTTTGTGGGCCTTGGTCAAGGGGTTAGAGTATGAAACTCTCTTCTTACATCGGCACACCGTTTGAGGCTTTGGATTGTTACGCATTGGTGCGCGATATTTATTTGACACAGCATAACATTGTGCTGCCAAACCCAAACATCAAGCACGATGATAACTTTAGAATCTTTTTTAACTTTACAAAGGAAATCTCAAAAAACTGGGTGAAGTGTGAAGCGCATACGGGCGCAGTGGTAGCACTTCGTTACAACATGGAACATCCAAAGATTGTTACACACTTTGGGTATTGTGTGGATGATACAAAGATGATTCACACGCTCAAAGAAACGGGCGCCATCATGGAAGATTTGAGTAAGTATGCGCACATAATAGAAGGGTTTTACGCTTATGAGCCAAATTGTAACGCACAGTAACATCCTTAACCCTCACGCCATAGCGGTACTTCCTACCACGGCACGTCATAGCGATGAGATACTCAAAGACCTTTTAATTGCTGAGGGCTTTGAGGTTATCCTCTCTAAAAACTCAGTGATTATGGATGCGCCTTTTGAAATCGTGGAGGGTGACATTATTAACGTGATGTTTGTACCACAAGGCGGCGGTGGCGGGGGTAAAAATATACTCTCTATGGTTGCGATGATTGCCGTTGCAGTTTTTGCCCCACAATTAGGATACCAACTTGGAACTTTTGTAATGGGTGGCGCTCCTTTAACAGCCGTTACAGCTTCAATGTTTACAGCAGGCGTTATGGTGGCAGGGGCATTACTTGTCAATGCAGTCTTTGGTGCAGCCATTCCAACCTCTTCACTTAATATGGACAGCTTTGAAAACTCCGTTACCTACTCATGGGATGAAAGTTTTAACCAATTTAAACAAGGTATTCCCGTTCCTAAAGTTTACGGAACGCACAAAATCACCCCGCCACTCATATCGAAGTACATCGAAACCATCGACAATAAGCAGTATTTTAACGGACTGTATGCCGTCAATGATGGGCTTATCAGTAATCTCTATGACCTTAAAATCAACGATGAAAGCATCGACAACTTTGACAACGTGACCATTCAAGTGCGCAACGGTGCAAATGTTCAAGGGCTTATCAGCAACTTTGACAACACCTTTAGCGATAGAAGTGTCAATAAAAAACTCTCAACTGCATGGGCAGACACCGAAACTAATGGCAATCAAGTCACAGGACTTAACACAGTTTTAGTTTTCCCTCGTGGTATCTTTTATGCAGATGATAGCGGTGGCATAGGTGGTCACAGCGTTAAAGTTGTTTTAGAGTATTCAAGCGATGGAATTAACTGGGTGCGCTTTGGTGGCGATACAACCATCACAGGGTATTGGTATCATGAAGAGCCTGACGGTTGGGATAGCGGTGGAACGTATATTACAAAATACACCGCTTACAATGGCACGCCTATCGAAAGTTATGTTTCATTACCTCCTGATGCCATACGCTATACGGGGGGAAACATATATGACGTTTGGTACTATACTCCAAACTACGTTGTGCCATACACAACCATCAGTGGTGCAGAAACTTCCACCATTCGCAAAACGTTTAAGCTCAACTACTTAGCCCCATCAAAGTACCATGTGCGCGCACGTTTTTATGAGGCCCCATCAACGACATCACGATATGGCAGTGACGGTTATTTGGAGTACATCACCGAAGAAGTGGGCGATGATTTTACCTATCCAAACACCGCACTCATCTCCGTGCGTGCTTTGGCAACAGACCAGTTAAGCGGTGGAACGCCAAAGATAAGCTGTATCGTCAGCGCCAATTCAAGCAATCCAGCCCTTACATGTAAGCAAATGCTTTTAGAAGCGGGCATCTCGACTGATAGAATTTTACCAAGCTTTGCTGAGTGGGAGGCGCACTGTAATACGATGGGCTATACATGTAACATCGTTTTTGACACATCCATGAACTTACGAAAAGCCCTTGACATTGTAAGTGCCCTTGGGCGTGCATCGGTCGTGCAGTTTGGCTCAAAATTTGAAGCCATTATGGACAGAGCCGAGTCCATCCCCGTGCAGTCATTTACCTTTGGCATGGGAAACATTTTAAAAGACTCGTTTAAACAGCAGTTTTTACCCATCTTAGACCGTGCCAACGTGATAGAAATGACCTATTATGACGCAAATTTGGACTACGATGCGACCATCATCGAAGTGTCGAACACAAACTATGACAGCGTTGCAGAAGAAAATCGCACCGCCGTCACACTTGTTGGATGCACCAACCGTACCCAAGCCATCAAACAAGCGCGCTACATGTTAAATTGCAATCGGTACTTAACAGAAACCGTCACACTTGAAGCCGACAAAGACAGCTTAGTGTGCAAGTATGGCGACATTGTACGCGTGAGCCACGATGTACCACAGTACGGATTTAGTGGGCGCATTGTGGCATGTTCCACCACGTCCGTAACGTTAGATAGAGACGTTGAGATGGAGAGTGGTAAGGCGTATTACATTCAAATCAGAGACAGCCAAAACAATGTCAAAGAACATACAGTTATCAACGCTCTTGGCATCACCGATAGTTTAGAATTCACGATACCTCTCACAACACCTTATGCGCAGTATGACAATTACGCCTTTGGAGAAATAGGCAAAGCGTCAAAGCTATACCGTGTACTAAAAATTGGAACGAGTAGCGACTTAACACGCACGCTTTCACTTTTAGAATATAACGAAGATGTTTACAATGACGCAGGCGTGATTGACATCCCCGACATAAGTGCTTTTGGTATCAGCAATCTACGTGCAACAGACTACATCCGCTATGCTAAAGACGGGAGCATCGAAACCGTCATGCAGTTAGCATGGAGTGGGATTTCTCTTTATTACACCGTCCAGTACAAAAAAAGTGGTGGTGCGTTTCAGAGTATCAAAGTCTATGATCAGTTTTTAGATTTAGTGGTTGAAGATGTGAGCTATGACATTATCGTCACTGATAGCAATGGAGACAGTGCAACGCTAAACTATGCCGTGCAAGGTAAAACAACCCCACCAGAAGCCGTCACAAATCTTTCAAGCGTTGAGCTTCAAGACGAATTTAGGCTCACATGGGAGTATGAAAACTATCCTTTAGATTTTGCAGCGTTTGAAATTTACGTCAATGGTGTTTTATTATTTTCTCAAAAAACAAACACATGTTTAGTTCCCATTAAAGAGAGCAAACAAGTGGTCAGAATTTATGCCGTTGATACGACCAACAACAAATCAGAGTTTGTGGAAGTCACATTGATCGCGCAAAATTTGGAAGATATCGAAGCGATTAATGCTCTCTATGAAAACAATCAGCAAAATTTGTATTGGTTAAAAATTATCAGCGATAAATCACCCATTTTGTATGAGATTCGAAAAGGGCTTAATTGGGATTTTGGGCAAGTGGTAGGCCTTAGCAGTGAATCAACGTTTAAAGCTGTTACCAATGGCGATTATATGGTCAAGCCTCTTTACACAACCAAGTACGGTGCAAAGATTTATTCACAAAATTTTGCGACGGTTTTAGTGGATGGAAGCTCTTTACCCAAAAATGTCATCGCTTTGTTTGATGAGCATTTAACATGGGAAGGACTCAAAACCAATACCTTCATTGATGATGGCAATTTAACACTGGCAAGTGATGTACTCTTTGATGATATCAGCGATTTTGATGGCATCGTCAATTTTGATTTTCCCAACAATACGGTTTTTGCATTGGGCTATTACGAAAGTACCAACATTGTCAATTTAAGCGCACCACAACTTTGTAAGGTCATCGTTGATTTTAATGCCTATGCTGAAAATATGGTCAATTTCTTTGATGCCATAGAAAACTTTGACTCGGTTACAAATTTTGATGGATATACAGCGGGTGAATTTTTAGTCAATGTTCAGATTGCTATTTCCCAAGATGGTGTGGTTTTTGGCTCTTGGAAGCCTTTTACCGCAGGCGATTATCTTGGGCAGTCTTTTAAAGTCCGTTTAGTGTTGATTTCAACCAATCAGAATTTAAGGCCCATCGTCGAGGCGTTTAGCTTTAGTATCGATATGCCCGATAGATTTGAACAAGGCACAGCCACAACACCACAAAGCGTTTTATTTAGCAAACCATTCAATATGACACCTTACACACAAATAACCCTTAGCAATGCCGCTGCTGGGGATGATATACAACTTACCAATGAAACCAATGGAGGATTTACACTCAATGTTAAAAATAATGGATCGGATGTCGTGCGTACCTGTAATTGGTACAGCTCAGGCTATTAAGGAGAAAAAATGCAAGTAACAGACTATGAGATTTTAACCAGTGATGCCAACACGGGTGTCAGTATGCGTCAAGCTATCAATGCTATTTTTGGCGCGCTCAAAACAAACAACGAAGGCAGTACAGAGCCTTTAAATCCTTTTGCGTTTATGACATGGGTCGATACATCCAATGCAACGTACTACTATGTTAAAGAGCGAAACCACACCAACGATGCGTGGATAACACGGTATCGCTACACCGTTGCCACAAAGGTATTGGAAGTGGTCAGCAATGGCGTTGTTTTAAACGATGCTAATTTTGTGCATAAAACAGGCGATGAAACGAAAGAAGGTGTTTTAACATTTACAAGTAGTCCAATAGTTCCAAATGCAACAACAGCAACACAAGCTATTGCATTTGGTCAAGCTGTTAACTTAACGGCTGCACAAACCATAGCAGGGATTAAAAATTTCACAGAAGCTCCTTTACTTAATGGAGTACCTTTGGTTACATTAGCTATAGAGCAAACCACAACACCGATACTTGGTCTTTTGTGGAATCAAACAGATGACACATATAAGAGAATAGGTAAAAACATCAACACGCTTACCATTGATGGCTTTAGCGAGTTTAGCGCTTGGCGAAGTGTTACGGCTGAGAGGCAGAATGATAGCGATACTATCAGCCCATCACCATTTACAGCGTGGCTCGATTCATCTGCAAATCTTCCTTACAGTGGGATGAAACGCTATGTCATTTCAAATACAGGTACGGAAGTCAAAGAGTATAACGCGAATAGCTTTTCACATGCCGACCAAACGGGTGTTACAGCGACCCAACAAGTTATGGTGAAAATTCCATCGTTTCACTATGTGCAAGCAAAAATCGTGGATGGTGGAAAAACGTACCATCTCTATGCCGTAGCAAAAGAAGCGTTTACGCTTAATGCTCTCACCGAGCTTGGTTTTAGCACACCAACGGTCACGATGTGGAATCCAACGACTGGTGTATCAAGCGGTACAGTGGCAAGCAATGTCATTACATCCGCCTTGCATCCGTGTTTTACTACCCATGCAGGCTCAGTTCTTAATGCGCGTTATTACGGTGCGTTTAATGCCGTGAGTGGTCGTTCTATTTGTGGCAGTGGGGTCAAGCCAACGGCAAGCATCACTCTTGCCACCGCACGAACACAGTGTGCAACGTTTGGTACAAACTTTACGCAACTTGATTTCTTCTTAGAGAGTGCAAAGAACATTTTAGCGCTCATTGAGAGAGGGTCTAACTACTTTGAGCGTGGCGGTACATCCCTTGGTAACAAATGGGAAGGAAACTCAGCCACGTATGTCGCCCAAGTAGCCTATGACCAAGACAATGGCTTAACCTTGCCACTGCTTAACAAAACAGGCGTTATTTTAAACGGCAGCAATCAAACCATAGCAAACTCGTACCGTGGTATTGAGAACTATCATTCAGCACTATGGCGATGGGTGGACGGTGTGAGCCTTAGCTCTAACGTGGTCTATCTTGCCAAACCAAAAGCAGCCTTTAGCGATGGAACGATTACCACGCCATACTTTAGTACAGGATACACCGTACCCAGTGGGGCAAGTGCAAGTTATATCGCAGACTTTGGCGCAGGCTCTTTCATCCCAACCGTTCTTGGAGGCAGCGCATCGACCAAAGTCACCGATGCAGCGTGGACGGGAAGCACAGCCCTCTTTGTCGGCGGTGATCTGGCTTATGCGTCTTCAAGCGGTCTTCAGGCGTGGGCTTCGTCCTCTCCCGCTTCGCTTGTGGGCTGGGCTTTTGTGTCTCGCTCTGGCTTCTAAGACAGACATACTATAAGATAGGACGCAGTCATGCGTCCGTGCTTTTAAAAAACTTTGAAAGGAATACCATGAACGTCATACACCAATTTAACACAAACCTACCCGCACACTTTGAGGCAAACAGAACCCAAGTTAATGTTGGCATCACCGCAAAACCAAAAATCATCGAAGAAGAAGCGGTCGAGGGCTATGAATACTTTACGGTCTGCTTTGAAGCGCCCATGATGTACACCGATGATGCGCTCTTTGAAATCGCCAAAAAAGAAGCACGAGGTTATGAGCTTTCAAAACTGGTCATCACCGTGGATGGTTACACACTTGATGGAGACGAAACATCCCAAGAGCGCCTAAGCCGT